AACGGTATGCGGTTGGGTTTCCATACTGGTCGTACACAATACCGTCAAATTCCTTCGGGACTCCGGTGTTGTGGAAGTCAGTCAGTGTTGAATGAAAGGCGGAACCGACCTGTTCGGCTTCGAAAGTGTCAATGCCGATTTTTACATGACTTCGAATCCTTGGGTTGTTGTTTTTCATCAAAAACACCTCGCCGTCAAGGGCTTTCGACCGCCGAGCCATTTTCAGGGTTTTCGCAAGGTGTACTGCCTTCGCCCACTTCCGCCAGCGTGCTTCGCGCCGGTTGAGTCGGGTTTCCCATTCGAGCACAATGTCGTCTTCCTCGTTTTCGCACAGCGACAACTGGAGTCGCGGTCCCGTGCCGATGACGTCGTCTGCCAGGGTTTTGAGAATTCCCTCACAGTAGCCATTATTCGCGGCTTCATATCTGGCCCTGGAAATGATGATATGCCTGATCGAAGGTGCCATCGCGGCATCTGCCGATAAGAAGTCTGCTCCCTGCCAGTGCCGGCTTGATTCAGCTTCTCGGCTGGCAGCGTCGAATTTGCCACGCACCGGAAAAATGAAGTCACCGCGTCCTGGCGTAACCGGGCCGGTCGACTTCATAACGGCCTTCGATTTTGACTTGCTCTTCACTGTCATCGTTCTGGGCCTTGGGTGGATATCCTGGCAATTTTCATTCCTGCCCATGGATTTCTGGATGCGCGCTTCTTGGATAGATATTCATCCAGCTTGATCATGTCCGGGATTGGGCGGCTGCGGAGCTTTTCGCCGTCAATCTCGTATTCTTCAGGCTGGACAGCCTTCTCAAGAATTTTCTTTTCAAGGTCTGATGCGTCTGTGCTCATTTTTCCTCCAAAGGTTTACTGATTATACGCTGAGGAAAAAAATCAGCGCAGCGGTGTTATCCTGGTTCTTGATGGGGAAATGCGCCCAGACGGTGAAATGCGTCCAGCCACGGCCCTGGTTCTTGATGGGGAAATGCGCCCAGACGGTGAAATGCGTCCAGCCACGGCCGAGACGATGTCGTGGGCGTGAAGTTGTGGCCGCCCCGCGTTGGGCTTGCCCTCGTTACCACCGCCGAGCTTGCAGCCGACGATGCTCGCCGCCACCATGCAGCCCACCACGCAGTCCAGCCAGTGGTTTTCGCGTCCTGGCAAAGTTTCCCATATTTCCACGCGTCGTCCACGGCCAGCGGTCGCCACGCTGTACTCGCTGGACAAATGCTGGGAAAAAAGAAAATGGGAATCCGGGCTACTTCCCCATATCGACAGACTGCCGATGTCGCCCATAGTCGTCAGCAGGCGCTCGCGGAAGAATGTTTTCCAGAAGTTCGCGTCGTACAGGACGTACCGGCCGGTCCTTTTCCGAGGCGCGCGCACGATGTACCAGTTCAGCCCGTGCTTCTCGCCCGGACGCCGTTGGTATTCAGTCATCGGCTTCATGGACGCGGTGATCCCGACGCCCTTACTCGGAAGCAATCGAGCCGAGTGGATTGATTCCTTGCACACTTTGTAGACGGTATCGGTCGACAACCCCCAGCCAGAATCGACCAAGCACCTGTCGAGGTGCATATCGGCGCCATCTTCACGCTGCCATGTTCTGGACAGCAGCGAGTCTGTTATCTCCTTAACTGCCGTGTAAATCGCGCCCTCGAGCCCGGCTCCAGCATAAAGATCGGGATAGGTCTTGATGACATCGTCCAGGCTGAAGGTTTTTCTTCCCTGTTCTGGAAATGTTCCATAATCAACAACCCAGCCAGTGAAGTCGCTTGAGAAAGCGCAGACCGTGTAAAACAGGACCTTCTTCTGCACGTCAACAAAAGCGACAAGGTTTTCTGCCGCCACAGGTATGTTGAACCTTGGGCGATTGTTGAGCCGGTCGAACACGTGCTGCTCTGTGATGCGCTCAGCGTCACCGTAGTCTGGGGGCAGGGGCTCGTTCTGGCACTCCGCGTAGAATGAGTCCTTGTCTTCCAGAAACTTGGTCATAGCATGCTGAATTGCCGACGCTTCGTCGTCCTCGTAGTTGCCTTCCCACGACACGACGGCTCCTTCGTCCATGGCTTCCCGATTGGCCAGATAGAATTCGGTCGCGTCGCGGCGTTCTCGGCCGGCTCGCTGTGACTCTCTGAGTATGTCTGAAAACTTCAGCCACAGGTCCATATTTGTGGGGAACTGAAGGACCATCTTCATTCGCTCGCCATTCCAGCGAGGATGCTTGTCTCGATCAAGAATTTGGTCTGCCATATCCCCTGGTTTGATGACCGTGCAGGGCATTACTCCTGATAACTTCACGCCCGGGCCGGGCAAGCCGAGGATTGCCTTGCTGAGAATCTCCAGTCTCTTGTTATTCTGGTCCATGCTTGCGGCTGACTCGTCTGTCTGAGGGTCGTCGATGAGAACATATTGCGGACGGACGCTGGTTCCATCGCCCAGCGATGCCTTACGGCCGCGAATCCGGCCAGTGATGCCGACCGCCTGAATGGCGATGCCAGACGCCGGTGAATCCTGAATGCAGGGCAGGGATATCTCCGCGTCCTTCCACTTGATCCTGGTTCGTTCGCCTCGGCAGGTCTGGCCGGATGACCGATTGACAATGCCGTCCAAGCGTCGAACCGGGTAACACACTTCCGGGAAGTCCTCGTGCAGGAGGTCGTTGCTTTCGATCTCGAACTTGATTTCTCCCAGCGATTTTGTCGCGGCGTCTTCCGTCGCCCCGATCAGCAGGATGTACTTGCGGTGCCCATACAGGGCAGCCCAAATTGCCGACATTTCACAAATCGTGGTTTTGCCAGACGCCCGGGGCATTGCCAGGGCAAACAGGCCACCATGCAGAAGTGATCTCTCGATTTTTTCAATCACCCGCAGGTGATCCGGCCCCCACCCGCGATTGAATTTGGCCGGGAAGTAAGTCTCAAAAAACAGTTTGAGGTTGAGTCTGCAATTCTCTTTTCGTTGCTGGTCAACAACTTGCGGAATTGGCCCAATGTCCCGCCCGGACTGCGACGCGACCGCGCTGCGCTCCCGGGCCGCTTCTTTGATATCTTCGTAAGTCCTGGGAGATGTATTTTTTCGTTGTTCTTCTTTTGCCGCTCGTTCATCCGCAAGCCATGCGACGTACCTCAGCATGCTTACGGTTTTCCCGGCCGGGTCGCCTGCGATGCGGTACCCTGCGCGCTGCAGGTGGCGACTTACCTGACGCTCGCCCATCACTTGACCAAGAGGGGTGGAATTCAGAATCCTGGTCGCTGCGGCGGGCGTCATCTTGTTCAGGTTAATCACTCATCGTTCTCCCGTATTAGCCATGTAGCATAGTGAATCAGGTTGATGGTGCCATCGTCGTTCACAAGAGCCCCTTTGGAAATGTCGGACTCCAGCGTGTCCCTCGTGAATGTCGATGAGCCCACCTTAACCAGCAGTTCTACCAACTGTTCCTTTGTTAGTGCTATAAGACTTATACGATTCAACGCCATTCCTTGTCGAAAGAGACGATCCCGTTGTAAAACTCGAAGTAAAAGTCGGCCAGACGCCTATCTATCGTGACGACCGTTTGTTCCGTCCGTGGGTTCGTGTTGATGTTCGCGCTTGATTCAATCACGAAAGCGAATTTTTCCCCGTAGCCGGCCATGACCTTGCTGTGGTTGCGAAACACGGCAACCCTGCCGCCGGTGTCCTTGCACACCTCGCAGATTTCAGCGTATTCGTCAGGGTACGATCCAGGGAAAATTTCGCCAACGTAAAAGCTCAGCTCGCCAATTCGGCCGAGCATGATCTGCCGGTGAAACTCTTGGACATCTAGCTTTGCCATGCACCAGGTCGAACACAGCAGCTTCCTCACGCGCTGTACGCGGAGAATCCACATCAGGAAGCTGAAGCTGTCGACGTCGCCCCCGCTGATGAAGTGGTAGCTCGCCCCCAGTTCAATCTCCCTGGGCATGATTTCCTCGAGCATCCGTTCGCTAGTCAGCCGGTGGAACAGGTGTCGGTTGTGAATCTTGATTACCTGGGACTTGATCTTCTGGTCTGAGTCCTCGATCTGGTTAATCAATTCTGGGAGGGTGAACTCCGCCTGGAATTCGTCAGTCATGCTTGCTGTCCTCCGCCGGCGTGAGCTTTTCCCAGGCGCAGCCTACGCCGTGAATAAACTCCGCGTATCGCTTCCGGATCACATCCGCGTAGCGCTCGTCCAGCTCCATCAGGAAAGCTTTCCGGCCGGTCTGCTCGGCCGCTATTAAGGTCGAGCCGCTTCCGCCGAAGGTGTCCACTATGATGTCGCCGCGCTGGCACGAGTGCTTGAGCAGCCGAATCAGCAGCTCGACCGGCTTCATGGTTGGGTGGACATCATTCCGTTGTGGCTTTGGGCATTCAATCACCGTAGTGGACTCTTCCTCGCACACGGCGTCGGCGGCGATGCTGTAAAAGTGATTCCCGACTTTCAGTTGCCAGCGGCCGTCTTCACGCTTCACGAAGGGCTGGTCCGGGACGTCTACGACAGTTGACTGTTTGCGGTCGCTAAACCAGCTATGCGACGCGCCTTCTTTCCATCCGTAGATGATCGGCTCATGCGCCCACTGGAAGTCCTGGCGTCCCAAGACAAAACTGTTTTTCACCCAGACAAGAATCTGCCGCATCGCCATCCCGGTTG